ATCTGTATTTCCGTGATATTTTCCTGTAGCCGGGTGCGCAAAAACCGGGTCGTTTCCTCCGCCAGCTCCAGATCAATGGCATACTGATGACAGTCTTTCACAAATTTCTCGTTTTCTCCGCAGGTATATCTGAGATAGTCTGCCGGATTTTCCGTCTGCATTCTCTCTAGGTTTGTTTCCGCCTGAGAGAACAGTTGGGCCACATTGTAAAGCTCCGTTTTCAGCATGCTGTCCAGCCAGTCCAGCATCATGGGCGCATCCCATGTTTCATCGATACCCATGCCTTTGTGATACCGGCTTTCCTTCATCTCAAGTCGAAGAGGCGAAGACTCATCCGTATCATCCCATCCCGCAGCAGGCTGAAGAGAAGCCAGCAAGAGTGCTTCCTGGATTTCGGCCTCCGTGATCATGTTCATTGTCTCTGCCAGAACATTTAACGGAATGCACTGAGTGAGCAAAACCAGCAAAAGCATACAGGAAATCCAGCGCCTTATGTTCACCATCAATTAAAAACTCCTTAGAAATACAGAATCATGCCAGAGTCCGGGAAACCGACCAAAGAACGGCTTTGAGCCAACGTTCCCCATGTTCAAGCGAGCAGCTTATGTCTCAGTCCTCCAGATACTCCGGATGAACCTCGATTTCATAATCCTTTTTCCATTCTTCAATCAGCTTATCCAGTTCCAGTCCCTGATAATAATCCATTGCGGAGGACCTCAGCATTTCTTCTTCCTCCTGAGTCAGTACATGTTCCCCACCAGGAATCTGTGCGGCATAGTACAGAATGTGAACCCCCAGATCCGAATACACCGGCCGGCTGATATCCCCCGGCTTTTCAAGCGCCCGGGCGGCCTCTGCAAATTCCTTTGACCAGTTTTTCGATTCCGGATGAAACGGATAACCGGTCAGGCCCAGATTTGTTTCACTGGTATCGGTGCTGTATTTCCGGATCAAACTGTCAAAGTCCGCACTTTTCTCCATCTCATTTCGAATTGCTTCTGCGGTTGGCTGAATCAGCGGTTCCGTCCGTTTCTTCCGTTTTTCGGTGTAATCCTTTAATGCAGCATTCATTTCTTCATTGGCGGCATCATACGATGCCCGGGCATCTTTCATGTCCTCCCAGGTTTCGGCAGTGGTTGCTGCGGCTACCAGCGCCTGAACAGCTGAGGACAGCTGTCTCACATCCAGGTTGACGCGGGCACGCTCATTCCGCAGTGCCCGTTCTACCTCACCAGGATAACTGAGCAAAATCTGCTTGATCCCCCGGTAGCCCTCCGGCGTATAGAAGGATTCGTTTCGCTGTGCCAGAATTTCTTCCTCATACAGATCCAGGTTATTTTCATACCGTTCTCTGTCCGGATTCAGAAACTGTTCCCGGTAGTATTCCTGAATCATATCCTCTGTAATCACAAGTCCCGGGCAAAACAGTCCCACTGCACGAAAGCGGCGTTCAGAGGCTTTCATCTCCTCGTAGATTGCCTTTACCGTATACCCCGAGTCCTCCAGAAATTCAGAGAGTTGATCCTCTGTAAAATTCTCTCCGCTTTCCTCAACCTTTTGCCAGATTCCCTGCCATAACTGCTCATAATAATTGCGTGCATTTTCCTTGAGGATCGCCTCTTCTTCCTCCGTAAAGTCATTTTGCCCGGCATCCTCAAGTTTGGCTTCGATGAGTCCAACCCCGATAATCCGCTCGATGGTCGCCTCTTTCTGCGTCTTTCTCTCCTCCTCGGTCAAGTACACGCCGTCTATGACCTGCGCCAGCTGAATATCCGTCTGCAGAAGAGGATGCACCTGACTTTTCGTAAAGCGGACATCCCCTACCCGAACGACAACTGGATCTTCCGCTCCGGCCAATGAACAGCCGAAAAGCAGAAGGACGACAAATAAAAACACACAAAGATTCAACCTGAAACGCATAGAACCGATCACCCTTTCCATTAGTCATTGTCAATATGGATGAAAAGTACCTGATAACCTGATTATACTGCATCTGCAAGTCATCGAAAGGTGACTATTTGTTACGTATACCCCAGACCGTAGGATTATATCCGATTTTTCTTCCAAATGTACACACCAGGAGGACATTTTCTGTCGGTCCGATGCAAATAAAAAAAGGCTGACCCGTCCATTTCGGGTCAGCCTTTGCTGGTTTCAGTTTCTTGGAATCCCTGGAACTGTCCGGTCTCCCAAAGTCCCTTTCCGGCCAGGACTATTCCAGTTGGGGCTGCGTCCGTTCCAGCATGCGGGCAAATGGATAGAAGGCATATTCCGCACTGTCCAGGCAGTCCACCGGGTAACTGCCGTTATCCGTTCTTGCCCATTCGCCCTGCTCGTATGCATGTTCGTCCCAGGTGGCCATCTGATAGGCTTCCTGCCAGTGGTGCAGCTGCTGTGAGACAAAAAAGCGTCCCTGCATCTGCAGCATGCAGGTCAGTTCGATCCGCGCATTGATTCCATCCGATTTATCAAATGCATGAATGGCAATCCTTCCCAGTCCCTTGCGGATGATTTCCTCTTTCAGTGCTGTTCTGAACAGTTTGGCGGCAGAATCCACATAAACCCGGCTCAGCTGGGGAAACTGCCTCGACCACAGCATGAGGCGCTCAACTATCATCTGCGCATACCGGGCTTCCGTCATCTTGTCGGAAATTCCCTGCCGGTCATAGACCCCATCCACCAGCACTACATTCTTCCATCCCTGTGTCATGCCGACCAGCGTGGCACAGGTGGCATCTGTTCCGCCCACATCCACCCCGACGGCCATTTCAAGGTAGCGGGTATTGAATGTCACCGTACGGTCCAGAACCATCTTCGTGGCATCATAGGAGGAATAAATCCGGCCGCTGGCGGCTGTCCGGAGTCCCAGAATGTCTGACTGATACCACAGGCTGGAACGGTCATACTTGGCCAGTTCCCGCCTCAGCTGTTCATCCCCCAGGGACAGATTGCCGAGAATGGTAAAATGACCGTAATTGTACCCCGGATTCACTCCCCGGCGCTTGAGGTCATCCTGATAATCCAGGAACTCCGAATAGAACCAGTGAGAGGGCGGCTTTGGGTTCAGGTCAAAGAAGATCTGCCGCTTTCTTGAGGCCAGTGTCCGGTCAATACACTCTTTCATAAAGCTGGGATGACATTCATTGACCTCGGTCACATAAACGCTTCCATAGCTGTTTCCCTTGATCCTGGCGGCATCATCTGCCTTCTTTCCGCCGGCGATAATGACCACCTTTTCCCCGTTCACCGACTGAATGAACAGTGCCTCTCTCCCCCTGTACTTGCCCATCCGGCTGCGTCCGGCAAAGATGTGCATCAGGCCGAATCCGTTGCTGTCGATAATGTTCATCTTGACCGCGGCGGTACTGACGCCGCCGCACAGGTGAAGCTTATCCGGATGAACATCCAGTGCGCAGGCCCAGGCAATGAGGTTAATGATGTTCTTCCCGGCACGCTTTCCGCCCTCCGCCACATTCAGCCAGCTCTCCCTGGAATCCGCGATATACCGTGCCTGGTCCTCCGTCAGCGGTGCATAGCTGATCATCCTCTTCCCCCCTTCTGCGGTGCCGCCCGGTCACCGGCCGCGCTTTGTCTCTGTCCGCCCGCCGGCGCGCCCGGCGTGCCCTGTCCGGTCCCCGCCTCCGCCTTTGTCTCCTCTCCGGCCGAAAGCTGTTCAATCGTCCGTACCGGAAGCGGCCGGTTAATCAGGTCCGCCAGGGCCAGCATCTGCTCATTGGATTCCCGGATAATGTTCTCTCCCACCGGCGGTTCCGGGTGATCGCTCTGTCCGAGCATGTTTTTCCCGAGAAAAATAGCCATCATGGAACTGGTCTTGGAGAGCAGCAGCTGATTTTTCCGAAGAGCCAGCTTCACCGGGCTGACTTTCTTGCGGTAAATCTGTTCAAAGGCCATCCCGTACGTTTTCCGGCACCATTCATCCAGTGTGTCGTGATCCACACCGCCGAACAGGTCACAGATATCCTGTTCCGAACAGGCCAGCTGACAGTACACCTCAAACATGTTTTTATCTATCTCCACGCGGTTCATTTCCGCTTCCACGTTCTCTCTGCCGGTCACCGTCTGCTCCATGTCTTACTGCTCCTTTCCGGGGATATTTCTCTTATCCGCCTGCCATTGGCCGGCAGGGAATCCCCATTGATCTGAGCTGATCCGCCGCGGCCTGCATTTCCTCCTCATCTCTGCATTCAACAAGCAGCTTAAACCCTTCCTCCTCCATCTCCCCCGGCATTTCCGGCGGAATGAGCTTATCCATATCCGGCCCATCATCCTCCCCGAAACCAAAGAGTCCTTCCATATCCAGGGTTTCCTCCAACCCTGAAAGGATTTCCGCAAGGGTCGCCTCATCCCATGGGGTTTCCATGGTTGCCTGATTATGTTCAAGCATGTACGCATCCCGCTCCGTCGGCGTCAGATGATCCAGGTGAATCACGGGAATCCCTTTTTCGGGAATCCGGATCTCCCCCTCCCGGACCAGCTGCTTCAGTGCTTCAAGACGCCCGTGTCCTTCAACCACCTGCGAATCTCCCCAGATGCCGATTGGGTCCAGAAAGCCGAAAGTCAGAATGCTGTTTCGGATATGTTTAAGCTGTTCTGCACTGTGTATTTTGGGGTTCCGCGGATGAGGGCGAAACCGTTCCAGCGGCAGTGCATCCGCCGTTTGTACCCACTTAATCTCCTTCATTTTCTCCTCCTGTTTTCCTCTGTTTTCAGACCTTTGTCAGCATCTCCTGAATCTCCGCGTTCACCATTGCCTCAAGCGTATCCACATCCAGCGTAAATCCCTGCTCTTCCAGCAGCTTTTTCGCATACGCAAGTTTCTCCGCGCCGCGGCCTGCCCCATACAGTTTTTCCGCCGCATAAACCGCGATATGCACCCAGGTCCGAAGCATCTCCTGCTGATCCGCATCCATCCGCTCACGCACTGCCTGAATGCCTTTGGTGGTCAGTACGGTAATCAGGACGGAGAGAATCACGACAAAAAGCGGTGTAAGATCGATCAGGTTTTCCATTTACTCATCCTCCGTTTCAGCGTTGGTCATTTGCTTATCCGGTTTTTCTCACCCCTGTATCCGGCAATGAGTCATCAGCCGGAACTCCCCCCTTCTCGTTTTTCTTTCGGATGACCGGCTACCAGCCATTTTTCTGCCACTGAATTTCCGGAATAAGCGACGAAAACAACCGAAGCGAAATCCGTATAATGGGTAAAAAGACCGGGAAGCTGCTCATACTCCTCTGCCAGAACCATGCCGACCAGCCCCAATACGGCCAGCAAGGTGACCGCGATCAGGACAATGAGCACCATGATTTTGGAAAACTGGATGTAATTTTCTCCGAATTTCATTCACACCTCCATGTCTCGCCGTGATCCCCTCCGGCATCTTTCTCCATTCCCGTCTCACAGGGCCTCTTTTTCCGGATCACCCGGTACGGGCTGATCCGGGATCACGTGCTGTGCCCTGTCAGCACTCTATCTGTTGACCAGGTATTCATTGATTTCCTGCAGCGACTGCCTCAGCTTATCCACCGAATTGCCGTTCACCAGATGGGAAAGAATCGACAGCTGTGAGCGCAGAACCAGCGTCATTTTGTCCCCATAGATGTCCGATCTCCCTTCCATCTCCAGGATCCGGCTTTCAAGACTCTGCAGCTGTTTCTGCAGCGTATTTGTCCTCTCCTGCAGATCCGTAATGGGCTGCATGTTTTCCTGCCGGACTTTCCGGATTCCGCTTCTGGCATTCAGGAACATGCTGATTCCCCAGCAGACCGCCAGAATAATCACCAATGCCAGCTCAAAGTTGTTCATCGTCAGATAGTTCTGCATTTTTCCTCCTCTCCAGACAATCCGTATTGTCTATTAGCCTCCCACTTTTTCTGCTCCCAACCAAAACATACGGACGCCCTGCGTCCGGCCCAGTCCTCTCCAGACAGTCTGTCCTGTCTATAGCTGCTCAGTCATCCGCAATTCTCCAGCGGCCCATTAGGGTCACGATCTGACCATCCGCCGAAATGAGCGTTGTCATGTTTTGTCCTTCTTCCGGCACAATCAACCCTTCCGCTCCCGTTTCGCTCCATTCGGTCTGTTTTCCCATTCCGGACCGTATCAGGTACTGACCCGACACATAACCGGTTCTGCCCTCATACACCACTTTGGGCCATTCGCCGTCTTCAAGGATGGTCACCTGTGCCCCTTTCGGGATCTCCATCAGCACAGATCCATTTACCGGT